GTATAACTTTGTTGAGCTTTTTTTGCGTTTTTGCTGTCCGCAGTTTCGTGGCTCTATTGAGCCATTGACAGCAAATGCGGACAGCAACATGCCGGTCACCGTTGCTGGTCACATATGCCTGTTGTCAAAATATGGCTAACTTTCGTTAAAAGTTATCCACTTTTGTTATTTGACTATCGGTTAGCTATTTGCTAAGCTAGTAAATGAAGCTTACCAATTAACTAAAAAAACATGATTCAACTTGTATCAGGAGAGGTGATCACAGAGGAAGAATATAAGAAAATTAGGGAAGCGATTAAAAATAATAATCCATTCAAAAATGACTAAGACACAAGAAATAACAGTGATCGAGCGTGAGTTGAACCCAATGCTTGTAAAGGCAAAGGATTTGAACATACGAGGGGCTAAGGATATGGAGGTTGCCTCAGAGTATCTATCACAGCTCAATATCGCCAAGGATAAGGTCACAGAGCGTATGGAGACTATTACAAAGCCCGCTAAGGAGACCATAAAGGCAGCAGAAGCAATATGGAAGCCATTTGTGAATATGGCAAAGGATGCTATTCAACTCATTCGTGATAAACAGTCTGCTTATCAAACGGAGTTAGTACGCATAGCTCGTGAGAAAGAAGAGAAGATAGCTGAGCGGGTTGCTAAGGGCAACTTGAAGCTGGATACCGGGATCAAGAAAATCGGTGAGATTGAGAAGCCTGTTGAGGAAATCTATACCGATAGTGGAAAAGTTTCATTCCGTGAAGACGAGTGTTTCGAAATAGTAGATATTTCAAAGTTACCAGTCAAATATGTTTTACCTAATGAGGTAGCTATCAGGATTGCAATGAAAGCTGGTATAAAAGTCGAAGGTGTACGTTACTTTACTAAAATGATTCCAGTTAACAAGCGATAACATGAACAAACAATTTATTGAGGATGCACAAGCGGACTTCTTTATGAAGCGAATGGCTAGACAAGGTATCGTTGCGGGATTGATCGTGACTTTAGTAGTAGTGGTTATTGTTAATCTATAATTATATGACAAAAATTTATTATGGTAGAGATTTAATTGGAAGGTTTACCTGTGATGGTAAGAACTACACACGTTTTCAGTTGTTCCTATTGAAGGTAAAAAGGGCTGTTAAACGAACCATGGTTGCCATGGCGGTGTTTTCGGCAGTAGGATGGGGGATTGTGGCAGGTGCAACGTATTTTCCAAGGATAGACATTGTAGAGGCCGAAGTGATCAAGGAGGTTGCTGTAAAAGCTCCTGTAATGGACAAAATTGCTCAGTGTGAGAGTGGTAATAGCCATATTGATAAAAAGACTGGTCAGGTGCTGATGAGAGCTAATACGAATAAAACGGTTGATGTCGGGAAGTACCAGATCAATTCTGTGTGGTACAAAAAGGCTACTGAGCTAGGTTATGATATAACCAAAGAGGCGGATAATGAGAAAATGGCATATTGGTTGTATTATAATAGGGGAACTGGCGATTGGGTTTATTCACAAAAATGTTGGGGAAATAAATAATATGAACACCGTAAAAATAAAGTGGAGTGGTGTGTGGGTAATGGCACTGTTCTTGTTTATGATTGTGCTTATGTTGAGCGACATTAGTAGTAAGTTAACTTGTAGCTAATTATGATCATCAACACAAAATTCATTACAGTACAGCAAGCAGGTCGAGCTTGTTTGAAACGTCAGTTGGAAATAGATGAGGTTAATCTTCCTGATTATCCAAGACCGTTAAAAAAGATTAAAGGTACTCATAAAAATTACTTCCAGACACAGGCAGCTAAATATGGATTTGTCATGGCGGTCGTTAGATGTAATTTGCCTTAATAATTATTAGTGATAATATATACATATGAAAGACATATCTATTGTTCAAAAAATAGTTACAGTGTTAGTTGTATTGGCTGTGTTAGTGATTGGATTATCAGTGATATTTAAGTCGGAGCCTGTTAAGTATGGACCATTTTATCCTGATCCAACCCCGACTCCAACATCAGGACCAATGACTGTTTATCCCAATAGTGGAAAAGAATAGTACAATTATCCCCTTGACGGGGGATTTTTGTTTGGTATAATTATTACATGAGGGATATCTATTTAACTCCTGATGCTAATAATACAGCATTGGAGACTCCTGATTCTATTGTTCGAGCTACCCCACTTCTTCGTGTAAATTACGATCGGGGTATTTTTGCTTATTACGAAGGAGCTGAGTATCCACAAAAAGGAGTTAGTTCTATTGAGGTTATGAAGGCGATCAACATTGTTAAGGCTATTATTGCTGGTGTACTAAGTTTTAGATTTACTTTACTGAGTTTACTAATGGCTTTCAATCGAATAGGAAACAAAGTGATCGAACAGTATTTACTCAAGGATGAGTATCGAACAGCTGGTACGTTAGAATTGGGTAGGATAATGTATGACTTTATTTTTTCATTGACTTCTAATCACACTGTAGCGCTTCATTTTTCTAATATTTGCTCACATTTGATTGAATATGATAATGCTTATCGTTTGAGACTTCTTGATCTAGGAAGTGAAACGACCAAGGAAAGGCTGTTAAAGAATCCTCGTAAAGAAATGAAAAGGTTAGTTAAGTTATTGTCTGATCGAGAAGTATTATTGGGAGAGGATGTCGCGCGAAAGTTTAGGACTGCTGTAAATATATTATCGTGGTTATTATTTATTCCTAAATATAGAAAAGCATTTAAGCATGCTATCCATATGGCCGATTGGGAAAAGATGACATTTGATAATATTGATAAGTATTGGGCGTGCCTAAGGACTGATTATGATTTCTTTGGTAAACCTGCTTACCTTCGGATGTTAATGTTGGAAAATGAAGGTTACAGTATTCCTGTTCAAAAAGAAATAAAGATATGAAAGCAGAAGAAATAAGAAGTGAATACACTAAAACTTATGATCAAGGGATACTTAATCATGGTGTTCGCGCATGGTTTTATTTACAGAAAGGTTTGAATTTAATAAATGAGTTCAAGTATTTAGTGGCTGGTATATTAGCCCTTTACTATACGTTGCAATTTGATTCCTATTGGATCTTAATTGGTATATTTGTTGTTTCTATCCCGGTGTTGACTTTTATAGGTTGGTTCCATACACATAAGATGTCAAAGGCGATGGAATGGACGGCTATGGTATTTTCTTCTTATTTTGCAAGGTATAATGTAGATTTGAATGAAAAGACTGCGGATCATACAGAAAAGAATACAAAGTTATTGGAGGCCATATTGCATGAATTACAAAATAAAGGTAAAATATAACTATGAATCCACTTGTTTATAAGATAGTAATGAGTGTCCAGAATCTGAAGACTAAGGATAAAAAGTTTGTCGATATCCTTTCGGTAGATGTCCACTATTGGAAAACTCCTGAGGATCGAGCGGCTTTTCAAAAGTTTGTTAATGCTGACAAGGCTAAGGAAGCTAGTGAAAAGATTTCCGTAGTTTCTGGACAAATAGCTTTGGATGCTAATCGAGAGTTCAAAAGACAGGTGAACGCAATTATTGATGAGGTGTTGAGGTTAAAGGAGGGGAAGTAATTGGTTATTTGGTTCTTACCAAATTTTTAATATGGGAATATCACCCGAACAAGCACGAATAAATGGGCGTAAGGGTGGCCGTAAGAAAGGCCAGTCGGCTATTACAGCAGAAGCTGGCAAAGCTTTGCTTATAAAAATGTATCTTGAGAATATCATTCCGATCAATGAGGCATTATTAAAGAAAGCGAGAGAAGGCGATATGCAGGCTATCAAAGAACTACACGATCGTGTTTACAATAAAGCGGCACAACCTCTTACTGGACCTCAGGGCGGAAACATTGTTTTTGAGTTTATAAAATATAATGACAACCAAAGTAACCTTCCCCCACAAGTTCCAACCCCGTAGCTATCAGTTAGCACTGTTACGCGCTCTTGATGCCGGCATTAAGCGTGCTGTAATTGTGTGGAACAGACGTTCTGGTAAAGATAAAGTGTGTTTCAATTATATGGTTAGATGTGCCGCTGAAAAGATTGGTACATATTATTATATGTTGCCTACACGTGAGCAGGCTAAGCGTGTTATCTGGGAAAATATAGACAATGATGGTTTCAAGATGTTGGATCACATACCAAAGGAGGCTGTTAAGAGTACAAACGGTACTGAATTAAAGATTGAGTTGACTAACGGGAGTATTATTCAATTGATTCCGGCTAATGAATTTTCTGAAAGAGGTGTTGGTACAAACCCTATTGGTGTAGTATTTTCTGAGTACTCATTGACTGATGAAAAAGCGTGGATATACCTTCGTCCTATTGTCCTTGCTAATGGTGGCTGGGTTATTTTTAACTTTACACCTAGAGGTATGAATCATGCGCACCTTATTTTGCAGATAGCGAAAAATAATCCTAACGAATGGTTCCATGAAATTCTTACGGTGAATGAAACAAAAGTCGTGACTATGGATCAAATTGATGGTGAGCGAAGGGAGGGCATGCCCGAAGATTTAATACAACAAGAATATTTCTGTAAGTTTACAGAGTCTGGTGCCTCATTCTTTAAACGTGTTGATGAAAATGTTTGGACCGAAACGGATTGGAAGCCAAAGGAGTTGGCACAATTTCAACTTGGTGTAGACCTTGCGAAGTTCCATGATTATACGGTTATCACAAGATTTGATCTCAATAGTTTTCGTGTACTGCCTCAGGATAGATTTAATCAAATGGACTACAATCTCCAGAAGGCTAGAATTGAGAACGCATACCTAAAATCCAATAATGGACGTGTTATAATCGATTCTACGGGGGTTGGAGAACCAGTGTATGATGACTTGTATGCCCGAAACATACGAGTGGAGCCATTTCGTTTTAACCAGAAGTCTAGGATGGATCTATTGCGTAACCTACAGATTTTGTTAGAACAGGATAGGATAAAAATACCTAATGATCCAATATTGATCGCTGAGTTGAAGTCAATGCAATATGCTCTGTCCACAGCTGGCAACCTAACTGTGCAAGTCCCGGATGGGTTACATGACGATTGTATAATGAGTTTAGCTCTCGCTGTTTGGGACGCACCGCAGAATCCAATACATGTAAATCAATTTACTAATAGTAACCAGACCTATGGCGTCCTGCCTATGGATCCCACATTTGGAATATGACATTTGATGAATATTTAATTTGGTACGGAGAGACTACTAATACACGAAAATAGATGTATAATAATTATCGTATAAGGATGCGTCATGAAAAGTGGAAGCGATCATATCGGTATAAATTATATAGTTTCTTTTTTGGGTTAGGTAGTAGGATTGTTAATTATTCTTATAGATTTACAAAATGAAAGACTTTAATCAACTAACCGACAATGAAGTAAGATTGGTGACAGCCCTTCGCTCTTTACATCCGTTTGAGAAAATAATTATCAGTGCTGATAAGAACGGCGCGGTGGATAGTTACGTTGTAGAGAGAAGTTATAAAGAAATATGGGTTACTATTGCTTGACATAGCATTGTTTGGTATAATTGTACTAACTTAATAATTGTCACGAAAGTATCGGACGATAGAGCTTTGGCTTTGTCGTTTATTTTTATATAAAAAATGCAAGACAACCTAAACAACGATATCTTAATAGATCAAAATAAAAGAGAAAAAGAAGAATCTGTTAAATTCAAAGAGAGACGTTTTGATCAGTGGAATGAAAACTATACTCTCTTTAGGGATAAGGTATCAATCAATCGTTTAACACAGCGTCAGGCGGTCAATCTTCCGATCATTCGCGAGACTATCCAATCTTGGGTATCAAAGATTGATGAACCGCCTATATTGAAATTTGAATCCCGTGGCCGTGATGGTAGTTCCAAGAACGGTGAGATCATCTTGAATGAATTGTGGGGCTACTACTTTGATAAACTCAAATTAGATATCCTTGATAATATGGAAAAGAAGATTGTTGGCCTCCAAGGACGTGCGTTTAAGAAGTGGGGGTGGGCTAAGGGCGAGATATTCTGTGATGTGATTGATCCATATGATATTGATATTGATCCTAGAGCCAATCCTCTTGATCTAAATTCTGCTGATCATGTTATTCATAAGAATATATTTAGGCCACTAAGAAATATTCTTGCTAATAAGACATATTTGCCTGAAGGTAAACAGCAATTGAAACAATATCTTGATTCTAAACAAGGTATTTTGGCTCAGGCTCATACAGACGAGGACTTTGAAAAGAGGAGAGAGAGACTAGAACTTCTAGGTGTAACAAATTATGACGATTTTAGGGCTTCTGATGTTATGGTTGAGCTTAATGAATCGTATAAACTCATTTGGGTTGAGGCAGAAAAGAGATTTGTACGTCATTTGATAGTCTTTGCTGCGGACGGAGCGATTTTGTACAAAAAACCCTTGAAAGATGCTATAGGTATCACTGATATCCCTATCATTACATGGGCATCAGATCCAGATTTGAATGATATTTGGTCAGATGGTATTGCCGACAATGTAAGGACGATCAATAAGGTGATCAACATGTATATGTCACAGGATTTGGAGAGTAGAACCTATAGAAACTTTGGTATGTACTTCTTCAATACGTTAAATGGTACATTTACACCACGATCATTCACTCCTGCGCCGTTCGGAATGTATGGTGTCCCCGGTAAGCCGTCAGAGATTATTGAACAAATGAGGATTGAACCATTAAATGATACTGCTAACCAGATCGGATTCTTAAAGGATTTGATCCAGTCGTCAGTTGCTCAAACTCCTACTGAAAGAGGGGTGCAAGACAACAAAAATGCTACTCTTGGTGAAGTCCAATTGCAATTTCAACAGTCTCAGTCTCGAAACGAGGTGGTCGCCAAGAACTATCGTACCGCATGGAAAGAGTCCGGTAAGATTTTCTATGATCTATTGAACGCCAACTCTAGTGGCTCAATGACTTTGTACAAGAAAGGTAATGATGGAAGTTACTTGCCAAAAGAAGTGAAGCCTACTGATTGGCAAGACCCTAAGGGTTATGAGTGCAAGGTTGTTTTGAAACAAGAACAGGATGAGACAAGTGACTTTGACCTTAAGAAGTTGGCCTATGTTAAGCAGTCATTCCAAGATAACCCAATTGCCTTGAAGATTGCTAAGAAAAAGGAATTGGAACTATTGGATTGGAAACAAAACGAGATTGATGAGGTTATGGCAGTCTATGATCAACCGGCTCCAATGCCTATGGGTGGAGAGCAGATGCCACAACCGGTTCAAGTACCAACTAAACAACCAATGCAATGAATGAAAAAATATTAAAGTTTATAAATAAGTATGCGTCCAAGATTGGTGGTAAAGAGGTTAAGTCATTCGAGGATTTGACGTCAGAAGAGAAAGAAACTTATAAAGAATGGGAAGTGGCGTTGAGTGGACGAAAACTTACTGATACTGATGTCCAAACGTTTTTGAATACTGAATTAGATACCGCAGTCACGAGACTTACAGATGTGGATCTAAAGGTCGAGGACGCAGTATTTAGAAAGGTCGAAGTACGTTTAATAAAAAAGATAATCAATTTCTTGAACATGCCGGCTGTTGAGAAGGCATTAGTAGAGAAACAATTAGAAAAATGAATCAAACATTTACACATAAAATTTGTACAACAGATACTCTAGTTAAAACTGGTGGTGGTAAATTGCATACTCTTACATTTTCATGTAATGATGCGGCACCTACAGCAGGTTCAATTATTGTTTTTGATAGTACAACAGAGGCAGGAACACAAATATTTAATCATACATTTACTACAACACCATTCGTTCCGTGTAGTGTTGTGTTAGATGTTAATTTTACTGCTGGTTTATATGTCGGTTTTACTACAACCGCAGACGTAAATTGTACGGTATCTTATAGTTAAAGTCGCGACCAATGATGTCGTTAAACTCATAAGTTACTAGCTCTTTAACATAATTTATATATGGACAGAGTTAATGAAGTCTTGGCAAAGGAGACTTTGTATGAGGAAGACATAAACTTTCTTATGCAAAATGTCAACATGTTGCCAATGGCTGCAAAAGTTAGGTTAGGACTGGTTCCTGCACCAGCTATAAAGGCTGTTGAAGTGCCAGTAAAAGAGGTATTAGTTCCCAAAGAAGTTCTTGAAAAGGGACTTGTTGGACAACTTGAAGAGATTACAACAGAATCTCTACCTAAAAAGAGAGTGGGAAAGAAAGTTAAAAAATAGTTAATCTCCCAAACCCCAAAATACATATGGGACGGGACAACAAAAGTATGAATCCAAACTCATTTGATCAAGAGATAAAGGACGCGCAAGCCAACCCTGATGCTCCACAATCACAAGGAACGGAACCGGTGACACCCGAAGAAAAGCCAGCACAGGAAGGCGAACCTAGTGTTGATTACCAAAAGAAGTTTGCCGAGTCTTCTACAGAAGCTATCAGACTCTATAAAGAGAATGAAGAACTGAAGAAAGCTCTCGAGGCAAAAGCCAATGAGCCAGTAGTGGCTCCACCTATGGAGAGTGTGTATCCCGGTTTCGAGCAACTAGATCCAGAGGCGCAGAAGAATCTTATTGCTTATACAAATGTGGTAACAAAGCGTGCAACAGAAGAGATTTATAAAAATCCTGCTATCGCACATTCGGTTAAAGTGTATAACGAAAATAAGTTTGACAATGCCCTAGCGTCAGTAGTTGCTAAGTTTCCAGAGCTTGAGAAGTCAAAATCTGATTTCAAAAATAAGACCTTTAATGCTAATAATATTCCGGATAATATTGAAAATATCTTGAGTGATCTAGCAAAAGCATACTTATATGATAAAGCTGTGGAGATAGGAGCCGAGAAAGAGCGAGCAAAGGCCGGTCGTGTTGATATGGAACGAGGAACTAGTGGGACCAAAACTCCTACTACCAATCGATCGCTTGAAGATTGGATGCGAATGTCACAGGAAAATCCTATGAAATTTGCCCAACTATCAAAGGAATATCAAGCCGACATGGAATCTGGTAAGCTCAAGGAATAAATAACCTTACATATTAGACCATAGGATTATCAATTTAATCCTTAAAAAAATGTCTCAAAGTTTAGCAGCATTTACACCTATAAAATTTTCATTGAAATTGGTGGAATTGCTATATAATGACGGAATTTATCCTATCATCTCGAACAATAAGTACGAGGGTCAGATAAAGGACGCTGGAGATCGTGTTCGTGTTCGTACATCAGCAAAGATTTCTTTGTCTTCATATACAAAGGGTATGACTCTTGTTGCACAAGAATTAAATCCTACAAGCGAGGATTTGGTTATTGATCAACAGCAATACTTTAAGTTCGTTGTTGATGATGTAGATAAGATCCAGAACGATATCAATGCTATTGCTGAATATGCAGCAAATGCAAAGAGAGACATGTCAGAGCTTATCGATACTGATTTGCTCTCATATGGTCGTAAGAATGTGTACTACGCTAACGCGGTTGGTACAAACTACTCAACAGGTACAGTATCTATTGCTACCACTGGTGTAGTTACTGGTTCTGGTACTACTTTCACGTCTGCTATGGTTGGAGGTATTATCAAACTTGCCGGACTTACAAAGGGTTACTATGTTAGTGCTTTCACTTCGACAACATCTATAACAGTTGTTGATCAAGGTGGTACTTCATATACAGGGTCAGCTATTACTCCCGGCGCAGGTGGTTCTGATTATGTGATCTATGCCGCAACTCATAGAGCAACTACAAAGTCTACAATCTACAAGGATTTGGTAGACGTTGATACCGCTCTTACAGCACAGAAGGTTCCAAGAGGTTCACGCTTCATTGTTCTAAATGCAGCCGCTGAGGGTATCCTTCGTCAGGCTCCAGAGTTTATTCCAGCAGTACAATCTGCCTATAGTGGCGTTGTAGAGCGTGGAATGATAGGTACTATCGCTGGTCTAAAAGTTGTTTCTTCACAATTGGTTGATGGAAATAATACTACTGGTTGGTGGTTCCTAGCAGGTGATAAGGACTTCCTATCATTTGCATCTCAGATTATGAAGGTCTCAGTTGTTCCTTCTGAATCTGATCCAACTACCTTCGTTTCTACATGTAAAGGTTTGTTAGTGTATGGAAGAAAGGTATTCGAGGAAAACAGGAAGCGCGGGGCAGTTTTGAGAAGTGTACTAAGTTAGTTTTTCGATTTTACCCCTTTATATTAGGGGGTAAAAGTGGGATAATTAACCCAAAATGACACCAGAAATAAGAAAAAAAATTAGTGATAAATTAAAAGGGCGCAAACCATGGAACGCTGGACTTTCTGGTACAAAACCTATTGGTTTAACTTTCAAAGGAAGAAAACATAGTAAAGAGTCTATAGAAAAAACGAGAAATTACTTTCTTGGTAGACCTAAAACACAAGAGCAAAAGAATAAAGTAAGTCTTTTTAAGAAAGGTTCATGGACTGGTGAAAAAAATCCTCAGTGGAAAGGTGGAATAACATCACTTGTTATGCAGATTCGAACTTGTTTTCAATATAGACAATGGAGGTCTGATGTTTTTACTAGAGATGAGTTTACATGTAAACACTGTGGTTATAAAAAAGGTAAGAGTCTTAATGCTCACCATGTTAAGTCACAATCTTCTATTATTGCTGAAAATAATATTAAAATATTTGAAGACGCCATTAAGTGCGAAGAACTTTGGAACATTAATAATGGAATAACATTGTGTAAACAATGTCATATTAATTTACATAAAAAATAATCTATGACCACCAATCAAATATTACAACTGGTTCGAAACAAAGTGTTAGAAACCACAACTGAGATTGTAACCGACGCTACTCTTTTACTGTATGTCAATCTTTCCTATCAGGATGTGTATAAGAGGATTTTCCCCAATGATCAGATACTCACAGCAACGGTGACCTTCACTAATGGTGTCGGAACTTTGCCAACAGACTTTGGCACCCTATACGGTGACGCCCTACAGGGGACAGCCAATTTCTTTCCAGAACTATCGATTGATGACTTTAATAAGCAGACAACTAGCCAAGGCGTCACGATTGAAGGGGGCACGATTAAGGTCTTACCTACTACTACAGCAAGTTTGGTGATCAAGTATTATCCAACATTTCCAGACTTATCCACCGCTGTTAACCCTACGATCAATTCATACTTCCATTTACCAATAGTCTATAGTGCCATATCGATGGTACATGAAGATTTACAGGACGAGGTTTTGTCTAAATACTATTTTGACAAATATGAAGCTGATCTAACCCGCAGGATGGCAGTGCAAAGCAATTATGAGGAGGGAAACCAGCGTAGTGGGACAATGTTTACAGGTCAAAATCTTATCGGCGGTTTGTCATATGGTGATCCTAATTATTTTTAACAATGCCCTTAACTAAAGAGAATTTCATAGTACAACAACAGGATTTAGTCAAGGCAATTGACGTTGATGGTGGCGGCGATGGACGAAATGTACCAATAAATATGAACTTCGCTGAGACCGGATACATCCAGAAGGACTCTGGTGTATCCCTTGATGGTGCTACTGAGACAACTTTGTGTCATAGTCCTTTTTATTACAAGAAAAAGGATGGAACGTCTTACATAATCAGAATTATGGGGACAAAAATGCAGACAAAGAACCAGACTACTGGTCTTTGGGCTGATACAGCGTCATCTCCGACCTTTACAGCAGGTGCAAAGATGGGTTATGCGGTGTATGACAATAATCTTTGGTTTGGTAACGCTGTTGAGGCACTCTATAAGTGGGATGGTACGACATTTACCGCTTATGCAAGTAATCCAAAGGGTAATAACCTAGAGATTTTTGAAGATAGACTTTTTATATCAGGTGTTACGGCAGAACCTTTGACACTTTACTACTCAAAGATATCTGATCCTACTGATTTTACTGTCGGAACAGGCGATAATGGCGGTGTAGTTAAACCTCTTGGCACAGATTATGTTATGACTCAAGAGAATTATTACGGACAACTTTTGATATTCAAAGAGAAGTCTATCTGGAAACTTACATTTATATACGATAGTGTTGCTCAACTATTTGTACCAAAACTAGAATTACAGTCCGGCAACTACGGTGTGTGTTCTAGGAAAGCGGTCACATGGGTTGAGAACGATATTTGGTTCTTCACCGGGCGAGAAATCAGAGCTATTGGTTACAAAGACCAGCAAACAGGGGTGCTTGGAATCAATCAATCGGTTATCTCGGATCAGATCAAAGATACTTTGTACACAATTGCTACTACTGACTACTCAAAGATTGCTACGTTTTATAACAACAGAAGATTTTATCTAGCTGTTCCACTTTCCGCAGGGGGTGAGAATGACACAATCTTTGTTTGTCACCTTTTGTATAGCTCGTCTTGGACAAAATATACCTCGAGAATAAAGGCTAGTGCTACAGATTTTATGGCAATTGACGGTATAGTTTACACCGCAAAGTCAGTCACTCCATATGGGACATTAAAGTGGGATGAGACATTAAAGAATGACAATGGTGTGGCAATATCAGCTAGTGTGACCTTTAAGAAAGTAGAAGATGCAGAGTTCAACCGCTATGCGTTTTACCGATATTTGGACATCCAGTTTAAGAATCTGGAGGGGAGGATGATCATCACAATCTCACAAGATGCTTATGACTTAAGGACAACAAAGACAAAGACATTTTATATCGGACAACCACTGGAAGACATGAACTCTACAACAGGGCAGGTTCCATGGGGTCAAGCATTGTACGGAGATGGTTTTGGTGAAGACGTTGTTGGCTCTCCTTTTCAAAAGAAAAGAATATCTTTTTTAATCAAAGCTCAGACAATTACGATTGGAATTTCCAACAGTTCTTTATCAGAGACGTTTACAGTATGTCAATATATGTTATCAGGTTTCAAGCAGGTTCGTAAATTAGCAAAGCCTAGTAATATCGTTTCGATAAGATAAATGTTATAATACATATATGAGAACTTGCCAAGATTGTAACAAAGAAATAAAGAATAACAATAAAATAACATTTAGATGTCTTTCTTGTCACAAAGTTTTTCGCAAGCGGAATCTTTTAACTAAACATTATTGCCAAGATTGTGGGATAGAGACAGAAAAGAAGGGAAGGTCAAAAAGGTGCGGCTCTTGTGCTACAAAAAATCAAGAGAGAACACCAGCAATGGGTTTTCAGAAAGGTCATGGACTTATGGGAAATAATCCAACTTCAAGAGGCAGAACTTGGAAGTTAAGTGACGAAACTAAGAGTAGACAATCCGAAGGTCAAAAAAAATCTTTTAGGGATAATCCAGAACGAAAAAAGTTTATAAATGTTAGTGGACTAATTCATGACCGTGGAGAGAAACATCCAAGATGGGTAGAAGACCGAAGTAAGGTCAGAATTAAACGTAAGGAAATGAGTCGTTTTGAATACAAAAATTGGATGAAAGATGTTAAAAAGAGGGACAATCATATGTGTTGTATCTCAAACAAAGATTGCAATGGCCGTTTGGAAGTCCATCATATTTTGAATTGGAAAGATTTTCCAGAACTTAGATATGAAGTAAACAATGGTATTACTCTGTGTCATTTTCATCATCCGATAGGTAGAGCAAAAGAGAGTAATATGTCTCCATATTTCCAAGAGATAGTTAAAAATAAAATACAATGATTCACATACCGCAAAATTTTTATCGCGAAACAATTGCTCAAGATGTACCACTTGGAACTGGTAACATATATGTGTCTGTAAAACCTACTGTTGCTTCAGGCTGGGCTACGATTTCCTCTGCTTCATCTACTTTAAGAGAAATAGTTTATTTCTCTTCAACTGGTTCAGACGGTACAGGCGACTATATTGTCATAGCAAACGCCGGCGATCGTGGCCTAGGCGGTACCACCGAACAGACACACATCATTGGTGAGCCAATAAGAATGAATGTTATAGCTGAAACGATTGATGAGATAAGCGATGCGTTAGACGCTATTGTGGCGGCAGGAGCACAGGATGCAAGTACTAGTACAAAAGGAATAGTTAAATTAAATAAAACTCCTGACTCTCCAACTGATCCTATTGCCATGGGGTCAAATGCAATTGTAATTGAAACAACTGCTGGTGTCACGCATTCTTTAACTACTATTGCTGGACAAGTAGTTGTTGTGTGGGCGAAAGGTGTTGTGAGTAATAATGGAGGTGCCGCATCTGTTACTCTTAAATATAACACTGTCACTAAAGATACTATTACGACAATCAATACATCTGTTGATCAATCATTCTCTTTAATATATACAGAAACTCCCGGTGCCGCGACTGCTAATATTACAGTGGAAACAAGTTATGGATCATTATCAAATGTTAAAATAATAGTAATGAAAATAGGATAAACATATGTCAATCCACATCCCCGAAAATTTCTACCGTCAAACAATCACTAGAGCAGTAACTTTAACGACTGGTGTCAATATTTACGTCTCCGCTCATCCAACACCATCAGAAGGGTACATAGCTATTTCTCCTGCCTCAACTAATTTAAGAGAGATTGTGTATTACACAGCAAAAGGTACAGATGGGAATGGTACATATTTAACAGTCACAACCGCTAACCGTGGCCTCGGAGGTACCACCGCTCAGACACATGCAATTGGTGAGCCTGTGCGTATGAACGTCTCGGCTGAGACAATACAAGAGATAAGTGACGCAATAGATCAGATCGTGGCTGGTGGTGCGCAAAACGCTAGTACGACAGTGAAGGGTATCGCAAAGTTAAGTGTCGCTCCGGCTAGTGCTACAGATCCTATAGCGGTAGGGGATAATGATCCTCGTCTGACTCCTTTAACCGCTATAAAGTTTGGTGGTACAGGTGCTGACGGGGCTTTGACTATTACATCTGGTGCAACAAATATAGACCTTGGGAATGCTGCGGTTGTTATAAAGAATTATAGTAGCATTTCAATTACAGGAACAGGAAGTCTAACTTTCACAAATCCTCATACGAATGGAACAACTATTATATTAAAGTCACAAGGTGATGTGACACTTACATCAAGTGCGGCGCCAATGATAAATGCGAGTGGTATGGGTGGAGCAAAAGTTGTTGGCGGAAGTGGAGGTAGTGGTACTTTTACCGATGGTTCTGCTGGTAATAATGGCAAATCAATTGGATTAACACCCATTTCTAATGGTGGTGGTGCTGGAGCAACAGGTATTGCTGGCCCTGCGGGTGCAAAATCTTCCGTAGATTTGTCTCTTACACAACTAAATTCTTTGTTATTAGCTAAATATCCAAGAGCTTTTATTGGAGCAGCAGGAGGGACTGGTTCAAGACAAAGACTTACTGGTACTACCGGTAATTTTACCGCAGGAGATAGCGGGGCCGGAGGAGGTTGTCTGATTATCGAGTGTCGTGGTGCTTTGAACTTTACAACAACAAATGGCATCAGTGTTGCAGGATTATTAGCTACACCTAATGGTAGTCAGGGAACGTCTGACGGAAATGGTTTCGGGTCTGCTGGTGGAGGTGGTTCTGGTGGTTACTTTTTATGTTCCTATAATAGTTTAACTGCTAATACAGGGTCTGTAACTGTAACAGGCGGAACGGGCGGTAATCATTTTGCTGTTGGTGGCGGCTCAAGTGGAAACTCTGGTGGTGGAGGTGGGAACCAACTTTCTGCAGGAAATGCTGGTCTGTTTGGTTCATCTACTAACGGTAGTAAAACTGGCGGTGATGGGGCTAGCGGGGTAGCAGAATTTATTCAAAACACAGAATTTGCTTAATTATCAATAAATTATCAACATGACCATAACATTCAAATCAGTAGCAGGAAATCTATTTAGCGGTTTCAAAAATCTCTTTTCTTCTGGAACTGGGTATAACCCACTTGTAAATACCGCCAATGCATTTTCTGGTTCGCCCGGTATTTATGCTACTGGTAAATCTGGTGGTACAACATACTATAATAACTATACTCCTGCTAATACGAAAAATTATGTTGGCGTCTCTCAAGGGAATGTACAATATGGACCAGCGGCTCCCTCTTATACCCCTCAATACGGTGGTGGTATCAATCTTTCCGGTGGTGCACAAAATACACAAAGTATGACTACCCCTAGTGTTCGATCTAGTAGTCGTTCTGATGGCTCTGTTATTGATCAATATGTTCCCCCGCCTACCCTATCTGGACAATCTGCACAACAATACGCCAAATCCGCCGGTCTAGGCAATCTTAACCTTGAAGGCATGACCTATGAAGAGGCAGATCAGGCAATCAACACGATGAAGTCCACACAAAGAGGCCAAGTTAACGCCCTTACTTCCGCTGTGTTCTCTCCGGATGTTGTATCAAATGTTAACAAAATAGGTGAAAGGTTCGCTCTTACTTTGGATAAATCAAATAATGACACATGGTTATCTGCTCCCGCTAAAAGAGACGAGATGGATAACCTTTTGAAATCAACAGCCAAAGATTTTGCTGATCAATTTGACTCACAAGAGGCTATGATCAATGCTTATGACACCAATCCTACGGTACAAAGAGCTTTAGATCGCTTCGCACAGTACGGAGGTTCTGATCAGATGCTTATTGATGCGGTCAACGCTAAAAAACCTCAAACTCCACAAGGTAATGAGCAGACAACAATGGAATATCAAGCTAATTTGGCTAATCAACAACAGCAAGCTAGGGAAACTGATAGCATTTTGAACGGTGACAAAATTACTACTGATGAAATTGCTAGAACTGCACAAATACCAGAGCAAATGAAGGACTACTACTTTGGCGACGCTGGTATTTGGCAGCAAAAACTTAATCTTGACCTTGAAAAGGTAAATCTTTTGAAAGAAAAGATGGCTGATGAAAAAGCAGAGGCTAGACAGCAAGCTAATCTATTGATTGAAAAGAATAATGCGGAACTATCCGTGGCTAAAAATCAGATTGAACTCAATCGTGTTAATGCTAAGAATTATCTAACAGGGATGTTGGCAAAACTTGGTGCATTAAATACCACAAGTGCAGCGGTTGATGGTATAACAGTCCTCGATCAGAAATATCAACAGCAATCTGCTGAGATTGAACAGAAGACTCGCTTTGCAAATCAGGATATACAGATCAAGTTGCAAAAAGCCGTGAGTGATATCGACAATTCTGGTATGGAAAAGATACAGGCTATCAAAGAAGACTTGTCAAAGGATAAGGATACAATGTTGAAAGACATTATGAAAGAAAAGATGGATTCTGACAAGAGAATATATGACCTTACTTTGAAAGCAAGTGATAGGTTGAAAAAGAATAATGATGCCTATAGGAGTAATGCTACAAAACTTGCTGAGGACTATACGACAAACTTTAATGCTCTAGTCTCTCCGGATTTCGGAAGCGCTGGCAAGTTCTCTCCAGCACAGGTTGCAAGTAACCTTACTTCAAAACTCCCTGCTGCTGATCAGAGGATTTCTGTCTCGGCTAGGATTAAAGACCCTAGTGCTATATCTTATTTTAAGTCACTTCCTATTGGTTTTAGAAATGAGTGGATACAATTTGTAGCTAGTGAACCTGCTAACAAATATTTTACCTTGGCTGATTTACAAATGAATTATGAGCCATATCGATTGGAACAACAGCAGATAAAAACTACAAAAGAAGAAAAGAAAACTAATAGAGAAATATAATGAATCCATTTGAATCAATCTTAAATATCGGTAAAAGCATTATAACTTCCGGTAAAAGAGCGGTTACAGACCTTTATAGTGGCCAAGGGGCTTTTGCACCAGACACTAATTTAGGTATTGCGAGGAATACCATTACTGGATTGCCATCTGCTGCGGGTACGGTTAAAAGTACAATTAGTGATTTTATAGCACCAAAAAGGGGTTTCGATCTAATGTCTACTCAAGATTATGTAAGAGGACTAGTTAATGCTAAGACACTGGCTGATCGTACTGCTTTGAATGAAAAGTGGAAAGCTCAACAACCGACTTTCAAGGAATCTGCTACGACACCTTTTAGATATGGTGCTGAGATAGCATCCGGACTAGGCAATCTTATTGGTCCGGCAATTGCTAATAGACCTTTAGTTGGAGAAGGCAGTATTGCTGCTAAATTCGGTGTTCCAACTAAGACTGGTAGTGAGTTGGCAAACACACCGTTTGGATCTAGGTTAGCCGACTATGGGGCAACGGTAGAAGATTATGCAATACCAAAGACTGCCGGAGAGGCTCAGGCTATGCAGGTTGCTGATATATTATCTTTCATTCCAATGGGATCAGTAAAGGCGGTAACTAAAGCAAAACCATTTGCTGATTTTATTGTAAAAGACCAGAATATCTTTAGAGAGATGGCTCGTGTAATTAGTGAAAAAGGTGTAATACCAGATAATGTACTTACTTATGCTAGAAGTAGATTTAAGAAGTATGGTTACAAGGTACCAGAAAATAATAAAGCATTTGTGGATGTTGTTAAAAACGCTGTAGAATCCGCTAACGCTAAGGCCGAGGAGGTTGCTACTCAAAAGATGTTTACCCAACTGGATCAACAAGTCGGACAACAGTTTAAGACGCCACAAGAAATGAAACTGTTAGAAGAAGCTAAACTAAAAAAAGAATTATACTCCATAAAGGATGATGCTAATGCAATAGTCAAAGACGGCAAAGATGCCGTAAAACAAGGCCGTGATCCTATTGGTCGCTTTGACTTCAAGCCTAAGCCTGCACTGTCAGAGGAGTTAATGGGGAAGATCAACAAGGGTAAAGGCACCCAAGAAGCCTTCGGCGCCATAGGTGGTGTCGAACAAGACGAGGACGGCAAAATCAAGTTTGACCCTATGAAGGCCGCCTTTGGTGTAGCAGGCATGACTGCGTATAACAAGGGGAAAGGTTTCCTAAAGAAAGGTGTAGTCCCCGGTAACCCGACAAAGACATTGGCGCAAACAGAAGCTAAACTAGGAGTGAAGAAGTTTGCACAATCTTTTGATGTTTTTGATAGTAATAGAAAACTATTAGGTAAAGTAGATGCAAAAGATTTTTTCTATGCAGAAGATAAGGCAAAAGAACTTTTCAAAGGAGAATATTCTTTCTTAAAAAAAGCATCAGATAAACCCGTAAGAAAAACTGTTAACCGTGCAGAATATGATGCCGGTTACTTCGATAGAAAGCCAGTGACTTTGCCACAACAGTTAGAGGAAAAGGTTATTGCTAATCAGATCCAGAAGGAAGCAATCCAAGCTAACCCTCTTAATGACCTCATAAAGTATGTAGCCAAGACTGGCGAGAATAAGGGTAGACTACCTGAGGTTCTTGGTGGTGCAGGTACCAAGGGTTTTGGTAAGAAAGGTGATGATATCATCAATGCGACACTTGGAGACAATGTGGACAGTGGGGCCGTCCGCGATCAATTGGAGACCTTCATGGCTAGAAAGAAGGCTGTGTTAGCAGAGGAGGTGGCTATAAAGAATGAGATTAAACAATTAAAAACAAAACCCATAGAGTCACCAAAAGTAGAGGCGCCACGTCCTTCTTCTCAAGTCCCAGCTTTGAAAGCAACGACAGGGGAAGTACGATCGCTAGAAAGAATGGCAGAGCAATCAGCCACAAAAGAAATCCTTGATCCTCAATTGAGGAAGTACGCTTCATTACCTAAAATTATAGAGAAAACGGCGACAAATGTAAAGAACAAAGTTAACGCTCTTGACTATCTTCGCACACCAGAAAATGTCCTAAAGAAAATCGGTTTGGAATCAAATGCCGTAGAGATGAGACGCGCCTATGATGGTTATGTTAAAGAGTTACCAAAGAATATAGACAAGATAACGGAGTGGTCAAAGCGTGTTTCAAAGGAAAGCGGTTCAAAGATATTTAAATATCTTGATGGTGAAGCTGTTGATCTGGCTCCAGAAGAAGTGAAGGTTGCTGGAGGGATAAAAGATTGGTTATCCGAGTGGGCTGATCGTCTTGGTCTACCAAAGGATAATCGTATCGCAAACTATATTACCCACTTGTTTGACGATCAGTTGATCAAAAAGGAATTTGATGAAGACCTTGCTAAGATAATTGCCGATAAGGTTCCGGGAAGTGTCTACGATCCATTCCTACAGAAAAGACTTGGAGCAAAAGGATATAAACAAGACGCATGGGGCGCACTTGATGCCTATGTTAAGCGTGCTACGCGCAAGGTACACATGGACCCCGCTCTTGCAAACCTAGAGGAAGCATCCCGCGGTCTTGAGAAGTCACAATGGGATTATGTTAAGAAATATGCTGATCGTGTAAATATGCGTCCTACCGATTTGGATAACCTTGTTGATAATGGAATAAAATCTTTTATAGGCTATCGTCTTGGTCAAAGACCAATAGCGACTATCACAGGTGCTCTTCGTCGTGCTACATATAGAGGTATGCTTGGACTTAATGTTGGCTCTGCCTTGCATAACTTATCACAAGGAGCTAACACCTATGCAAAACTAGGTGAGAAGTACACAACTATTGGCTATGCTAAATTGTTTAACCGTGCGAATTTGGCAGAATTAAAGGCTGAGGGTGTACTGTCCTCATCATTTGTTCAAGATAGGGCAATGTCATCTGCAAAGAAATTCATGGAGAAGGCAGACAAAGTGTTATTCTCAATGTTTGATACAGCTGAAAAGATAAATCGTGGTGCTGCTTATTTTGGTGCTAAAGCAAAAGGATTAGCAAGTGGTATGAATGAAGCTCAGGCTATTGAGTATGGTAAAAAGATAGTCCGTGAGACACAGTTTGCTTTCGGATCGATTGATACACCAGTTGGGATGTCTAGTGACTTGGTAAAGACATTAGTCCAATTCCAAACATTTACCACCAAACAGATCGAGTTCCTTGCCGGCATGGCAAAGAATAAAGAATACGCTGGTCTTATTCGCTATGCTCTATCTGGACTAGCGTTTGTCTACACTGTTGGTCAAGCATTTGGTATGAAAAAAGAGGACTTGCTACCGATATACAGACTTGGAATACCACCATCGTTGAAACTTCCTTGGGAGGGAGCAAAGGCCATTGTGAATGCACCTGATAAGTATGGCCAACCTAGGACTACGGGAGAGAAGGTAAGCGATATTGTCGGTACACTTCCCGGTTATATTCCTGCTGGTATACAAGGAAAGAAAACTATACAGGGTGTCACCGCTATCCAACAAGGTGGATCGTACGACAAAGCCGGTAGGTTACAGTTCGAGCAAGGACAATCGCCTGCACAAAAGACGCAAGCTATCCTCTTTGGTAAGTATGCCTCGCAAAAGGCTAAGGATTATTTTGCACGATCGGATATTCAAGACAAGAAAGAAAAGTCGTTACAGCCAGTATATGATCGTGTACAAGAATTAAAACAAAGCGGTAACGTAGCTGAGGCACAAAAGATAATTGATTCATTGTCTGATTCTGACTATGAGATATATAAACAGGTTAAGTCTTCAAATCAATCTAAATTAAAATCAGAATTAAAACAAACAATATTTCCTATCTATTCTGAGGTACAAAGATTAAAGCAATCTGGTGATACGACTAAAGCTCAAGAGATAATAGATTCTTTATCTGATGACGAGTATGACGCTTACAAAGCTATAAAAACAGAAGGGACAAAACAGCAAGCAAAAAAAACCTACAGTCAAAACGTAGTTTCTCGTTATGCGGAAGCGGTAATAAAAGACCCTGCTAATGCTCTACGGGCTTTATTTACCAAAGAGAAGTTGGGTAATGTTGAGGGTAACTTGGTGGAGTTACAAAGATTTTATGGCATACCATTTGATGACGTTGGTGGATCACAAGAGTATAAGAAAAAACGTATGACTGAAATGGGGCTTGATTGGGATACACAAAAAGACAAATACAAACTCGAACATATTGTGCCAGTGTCTGCCGGTGGTAGTAATGCTGATAGTAATTTAATTCCTGTAGATAATACAGAACACAATCTTTACACCCCTGTCGACATTGCTCTAGGCAACGCTGTAAAAAATGGAAAGATAACACGACAAAGAGCATCTGAGTTATCCCGTGGTTTGAAAGTAACAAAAACATTATCAGTTGAAGATATTATCAATTTATTAGAATAATGTTATAATAGTAAAAATATGGATAACTCAAAAGATAAACAAATGTATCAAATGCTCAATGATGGGTTTAAGAGTATCGCTAAATCGCTCTCAAACGTCTCGATTCCACAAAAAGAATTTATATTTATTGACCCTACAAATTTCAAAGGTCCTCCGGGACCTCCGGGGGAAAGTCCATCAGATGAAAAACTGCTTTCGCTAATAAAGCCTCTTATTGAAGATACAGAACCGGGCGAGCGTGGAGCGCAAGGTGAAAAAGGAGACAAAGGTGATCAAGGTGAGAAGGGAGAACAAGGAGTTAAAGGAGATAAGGGCGAGAAAGGAGACAAGGGAGAGAAAGGTGATCAAGGGGAGAAGGGGCAAGATGCTGTAATCGATGACAGTGTTGTGGCTAAGGTTAGTCAAGCTATAGATGAGCGTATAAGACCAACAATCATTAAACAATTTGGAGGTGGTAATACTCGTCCACTTGATCTGCTTGTAAACGGTGTATCTTACGGCGGTGTAAGAGAAATAAATATCGTAGGTTCTGGGGTTGCAGGTGAAATCATAAACGGCGTTATGACGGTCACTATTGCCGGTGGTGGTAATGCTATGGTTGACAACGAAGTGGTCTCTGGATCAGGTACCTCATTTACTTTATCTCAAACGCCTATTGCTGGTACAGAACATCTATTTGCTCTTGGTCAAAGGTTAAAACTGACAACCGATTATTCAATAACTGGTACATCTATTACTACAGTCTCCTCGTGGTCAGCAGGAGATTTAACAGCAGATTATCAAATATAATATATGAATAAATTTTTAATAACATTATTAGTACTTCTTTTACCTATAAGCTTAAGTGCTCAAACTGTATTTCGTTCAAGTCAGGTTGGTTCAAGCCCTGTATCTGATTATTATCTTAAAACAAATGGTGTAACTTCATTCTGGGCGGCGGTAACAGGCGGAAGTGGTGCAGACGGTAACTGGTCGTTTTTCAACAATTCAGGTATACGACTTGCAACAACGACCAACCAAGTAACTATTGGTGCAACCGCAACAACTACTCTATCCCCTCTTGAAATAACAAAGACAAGTGCTGGAAATATAATTGATACACTTCTATTAAAGAACGTAAGTCTTACGGCCGGTACAGAGACGGGTATATTCTTTGCCCCTTCTAACACAGCTGACGGTACTCGTGGCGCTAGGATCAGTGCGGCAAATGATGGAGCGAATGTAATTGCATTAAAATTCTATACAGGTGTAGCTGGTACAATAACAGAAAAACTACGCATAACAGGTGCTGGTTTTGCAGGCTTCGGTACAACCTCGCCTTGGCGTTCATTATCTGTAAATGGCTCATCAGACTTGGGTACTAATGCACTAGCAGGTTACTTTACAGCAACGACTACAACAGCCTCGGTATTCCCTGTCGCAAACATTACTAAGCTCTCTAACCTCACTTCAAACGGCTTTGTAAAGACTGGTAGTAGTGATGGTACATTGAGCGTAGATACCACAACATACGAATCAGGCTTAACAGCTGGTGACGGTCTTACAAGGACAGTAAATGATTTTGATTGTGATACAGCAAATAGTTCTACATTTGGTTGTCTTTCCTCTACTGATTGGACTACGTTCAATAATAAACAATCCTCTGGCAACTACATTACAGCCCTTACAGGCGACGTGACCGCTAGTGGTCCTGGTTCAGTAGCGGCAACCCTAGCTACGGTTAACTCAAACGTAGGCTCTTATACGAATGCAAACATTACGGTTAACGCTAAGGGATTGATTACAGCAGCGGCGAATGGTACAGCAGGTGGAGGTTCGTCTGCTTATGAAATAGCGACAACATCATCTATTTCAGTATCGGAAATTTCGTACTTTACAAAGACTAGCGGTCTTACAACTTTGGGTGGAGTAGCTACGACATCAGTAACGTGTAGTGGTAGTACGACTTGTGACCCATTTACAGTAATTGGTTCTAGCCCTATAACAATAAGTTCAACAGCAGGTGGAGGCACTGGTGTTGTCGGCGGTTTCTCTCACCTTGCAACTTCAACATCAATGAGTATAGATATTTGTGACACAGCTTATGCAACAACTTCAACGCATACGATTAAGAAACTAGCGTCCAATATAACTGTCACAATGTCGGGTTCAACGTGTTTAGGAAAATTTATCTACATTGATGACATCGCACCACTTACAGGAGTAATAGGTACTACGACCTTCTTAGGAGTAATGTGGGACGGACAGATTAACCCTGGCTCCGCTGTGGTAAATGGTTGGACAGATAGGTTCAAGTTTACTGTTACTGCCTCAACGACTGCTTATATACAAGCTAAACTAGATTCAGGATATTAAACATGAATAAAAAACTTATTACAATTATAACCATTCTAACCACTCTAGGAGTGGGGTATGGTGTAGTACTAGCTTTTTCCCCACAGTATGGAATAAACGATGGTCTAGTAGGGTATTGGACACTTGATGGCAGACAAACACCATGGTCATCCGCAACAGCTGGTACAGCTCTTGATATCTCAGGTTCTGGAAATAATGGAACTCTAACTAGTATGACAAAGTCAACCGCATATGTACGTGGTAAAGTTGGACAAGCTTTGTGGTTTGATGGGAGTGCTGATTATATTAGTGCAAACTCATCGGCCTTGACTTACCCCATAACTCTGTCAGCTTGGGTAAAACTAGATGTTATTCCATCTATAAATAATGTAGATAAAATTCCTATTTCTCTAGCAAATCAAAGTGGAATAGAGGAATTTTGGATTGGTTTTAATAGGAGTTCTGGCGGTGTTAATCAACTAAGGTCAGTTGCCCAAGGAGGTGGAAATCTGAGAACCTATAGTATTACTTTAACAATGGACAAAAACTGGCATCACGTTACAGCAGTATTTATAAATTCATCAACTCATGTACTTTATTATGATGCTGTCAAACAGGCTGCCACCTATGGAGTCGGTGGTACAGGAACCCCGACACCTTCAGGAATAAATAAGGCATTTATTAGTGGGTTTTTTTACAACACATCAACCTATTATTCTCCATTTCCGGGTCTAATTGACGATGCGCGTATCTATAATAGAGCCTTGAGTGCAGTAGAAGTAAAGCAGTTATATCGCATGGGTGTAAGTGGTAATCCAAGATAATTATTATTTAACAAAACAAATATGAACATAGAAGTTATAAAAGATACAAAAATTATAGAAAATAACACTAAGGATTCTTTACAAGTGAAGATTGAGAACGACACTGTTATTCCTGAAACATCAGTAGAAATTGCTGGACATCTTATTAAAGGTAAAAATCTTATAGTTACCGACGTCTCCTACGCTAACCTTGGAAACATTAAAGCTCGTCTTACGGAGATAGATGAACAAATCCTTAAACTAAGTTCAGAGAAAACATCTCTTCTAGCTACTCAAGGACTTATCGAACCCGAACTCGATAAAGCTATAACGGATATATTAAAAGACCCAACTGCGGTAGATAGAAGGACAGTAAATGAAGAAGTAACACCATAACAATGAATGACAGAGAATACATAGACAAAAGAATAGAAGCTAGCCACTTGGCATTAGCAAAAACCGTCTCTGATTTTGGGGCGGTTGTTTCTAACAATAATAACGAGATAATTGATTTGAAGCGAGTGGTGAAAGACTTTATCGTAAGAGCGGATAAGATGTTAGATAAACACGATGAACAGATTGATGCGCTTGAGAAATCAGACGTTGATATACGCTCTACTTTCAAAGGGGGTAAATGGATGGCTGGAATAGCAACGACGGTTATATTAAGTCTTATAAGTACGATAGGTGTGTTGGGTTACAACAATCTTACAGCTAGACTAGCGGTATTTACAGAAAATATATCTATAATCAATGTTAAAATCGATAAGATACAAGCACAAACAAAATGAACTATGGACTTGATCTAAAACGCGAACAACAACACTCCTCACCTGACGATTGGATATTTGGTGGTTTTTCTACTCCTTGTATAGCCTCGATACCAGAGACAGAGCGTTTCAAATACCTCCCTTCTGGTGAAGTACAGCGTGGACTTGAGGATATGATGGACTGTGCTACCCGTGGTCCAATTAACATATTAAAGACAAAGTTCAATTGGCTATATAGGAATAATAAAATTACTCCAGAGAATAAAGCATGGCTAGAAAAAAATGGCTATGTAAGGAACGGTAACGTCGAGTTTTCCAACGCCTTTATCGCTATCTTAAGTGGTACGACCCGTGAAGGTAACTCTCTTAAAGCACCGCTACAAGCGATTGAAAACAATGGACTTGTACCAAATTCCAGACTACCTCTATTAAGTACAATGACTTTTGACGAGTACCACAACCCTTTACGAATAACGAGTGTGCTTCAGTTCCTCGGACAAGAATTCAAAAAGAGGTTTCCAATCAACTACGAGAAGGTATACGAGATACACTACAATGAGTTATACGAGGGCGACATGATTGTTGAGGCTGGTTACGCTTGGTCAATTCCTGTAAATGGTGAATACCCTAACATCGGAGCCGACCCTAACCATGTTTGGATGGGAATTTGCCGACCACTTCATACAATCTTTGATAACTATATCGATAGTGTTGATGGTGATTTTATAAAAAAGCTCGCACCAGACTACGACATGCTCGACTACGGTTATCGTGTTTTTATCTCGGCAGAAAATAAAGTTATCAACAGTTTTACAAAACAATCTTTGTGGAGTAAAATATTGGCATGGTTTACCAAGTTCTATAAATTATGAATAATACCTCCCGAAAACTTTTCATCTCGGCAGGACATTACGGAGCAACATCAGGTGCAGTAGTTGGAGGTCTAACAGAAGCAGAATTAAATAATAAATTTCTCGAAGCGATTAACTTCGGTACTAAAGTCCCTAAAGGAACACTACGATCTAAAATAGACTGGGTTAACGAACGTGCTACGAAAGACGATATTGCAATTGAAATACATTGCAACTACTCAAGCGATGTAAACAAAAGTGGCATAGAGGTTTACTTTCGAGATGAAGATGATAAGAAACTAGCACTTTTGTTAGACGAGGCGATGTACAAGCAGTTTGGAAAGACGCTTGGTGGTTTTAGTGTGGATCTACACACGCTCGGTTGTGATCAAATGTTAGGTTCAGTTCACCACGATTCAGAGTCTTACGTTCAATCGTTGGGATGGTGTAGAGAGCTAAAATGCCCTGCTGTCATAGTCGAAGTTGAGTATATGACCAGTAAAGAAGGTCTAAAAATTCTATTAGACAGCGAAACGCCAGCAAAGGTGGCGAAAGCTATCTATGAAGTATTTTCGCCTGTCGTAGAGGCTTCTGTGACGTCCTGTGAGGTGGAAAAGAAGGAAATTGCAAAGTTAAAAGAGCAATTGTCGTGGTATGACAAATGGGTAGGTAGGTTACTTCGTTTGTTGAGATAGTTGTCTAAAGTATCCCCGGTGAATATCCAAACCCTTTTTATATAAAGCGATAGATTGCACCGGGAATACTCTAGATAACCCTAGAGTAGAAAGGTTCATTGACATGAATGTCCATAGTGTCAGGTGTTTTCGTAGGCGGTGTCAGTTACCCATTCGGGTGGTGTCAGCTCATATCCACAATGGTCTCGTCTTCTGCTCGGAGGGTTGCTTCCGTGCATGGCAAAGCGAGAGCGAAGTGGAGGTTGAGGTCAAGCGGTGTCGCTTGTTCCCTCTCCCTATCGCCTTCCAGCGACCCGTGATGGTTCGTAGTGATTAGGGAGGTATAGCATGTCACGCACAGTCAAACGGTTTGGTTCAAAAGCGTATAGACGTCTACTCATTCGCAAGGGTGAGTCAAGGCATCACATGCGGTGCAGGTCTAACGGTGGAGGTAATGAACCATCGAACATATCAATTGTCAGGCAAGTGGACCATGACCACTACCATGCCTTGTTTAGCAATCTGTTGCCACCGACAATTTGCGACATTCTGAACAAGAAGTATCTTGACCCACGATGGAGGTTCATCTGTGTTCAAGTACCAGAACGGCAGTGATGTCGTTACACAGGGGGAGACTTGCTCTCCCCTTTTTTTGTGATATACTTATATTGGTTTCTTCGCTGTTATCCATAACTTCACCCATTCGTGGGTGATTTTATGTTAAACTGTACTAGGGGATAAGCCCCATAAGGTTAATATAGAAAAACGCCCTGTGCAGTATGTCGTAATTCTGCCATTATCGTCTGGGCGTTTTTTCGTTCAATGTATGGTATAATATGGGATATCAGTTAACAAATAATTATATGTCATATTCAAAGACATTCGCATTTCTTTTAGTAACCATTCTCGGTTATCTTAATGTTGGATATTTTGTAACAGAGTCAGAGGCGGCTCTAGTATTTGATAACATACTTCAAATTGTCGGTATCGTTGGTGCAATCTGGGGACGTTACAAAGTTGGAGACGTTACAGCTCTAGGCTTCAAGAAATAATCGTGTTATAATATATACGGACAAATTACCCCTATCCTCTAGGGGTTTTTTGATATATAATATACAGGTCAGGCGGTTCGTAAAATAAAAGCCACTAGTTTTGCTTCTAGTGGTTTTTATCTATTAACTAATCTTTTACGTCTATACTTTTCAAGTACTACTCGATGAAATATTTTTATTGTCCTATCACTTGGTATAAGTATCGGTATCCACATACCACCACTCCTCATAGCTATAAAAAGTTCACCGTCAATTACAATTACATCTTTGATGGTTCTACCACCTCTTGAGTTAAGCCATAGTTGTTGTAAGTATGTGAGGGTCATTAGTACATTTTAATTAAAGTCACAATTCCACCTAAGACGAACCATAGAATAAGTCCACCAATTAAGAAGCTTACCCCACCTAATACACCACTCCAGAATACATGCCACCCCTCATTATTACTTCCAAAGGTGTCGAGGTCTCTTTTAACACACTTTGCACACCTGCCATCATCATAGTGGTTAGTCATTTGCCCACATACTTTGCAGTAGCCTAGTTCATATTCTGGTTCTCTGGTTTGTTTGGTCATATTTATTTCAATAAATTAATAATAATTCCAAAATCCGTTAATATGGAAGTACAAATACAAAACAAGTAAGTTAGTACAGTTATAGATGATACGGAAGCCTTGTTTTCTTTAGACTTGCGATAACTCTCTTCCCATAAATATAAAGTTATTGTTGTTATCATATTATTATTTTGTAGCTCCATGTAATGTCCATCCACCAATAATTGCTAACGCACAACCTTCCCCTATAAAATGATATCCAACTGCCACTATTAACGCACCTATCAAAATAATTGTCATATCTATGATGTATTTCATATTATTTAATTACAGTTACAGGAAAAGTATACCCATATCCAAATCCACTGTGTACACATTTACCGTTTCTCAGTATAGGGTTAGCGTACCCTGGACATAATTGCTTTGTTATTACTTTAATATCGTCTTCTAGCCAAACAACTTTATTAGACAACTCATTGACTTGATTATAAGTCTTGACTACATGCATAACTCCGTCAACAGCCCACGTTGCTATAACACACAACCCGATAAGCGCCAAAATTACTATTAGCCCGTTGATGATATTTTCACCTATTGTTGATTTATTCTTTTTCATATTATTTATAAACCTGTACCCATTTAGGGTCATTACTACACTCTACTGATAAAAGATACTCTTGCTTACCGCATACTGAACACTCTCTGCCTACTTCGACAATAAAACTATTATATTTAGGGTTAAGTGTTCTTGAAGTGTACTTTGTATATTTATGAAAGAGGTGAAACATGTTATATTTGCTCATTATATTTTTTAATAAATTCTCTTGCTTCTTTCTCGCTCTTGAACTTCAATCTTGTGGGCGGAGGCGTGACGATCTGGATCTGTAGCTCGCCGTTCTTTTCCACATAGAAGGCGTACTGTGTGGGTATCTTCTTGTATACGATAGGGTAGGTCATATTAGTATCTGTTGAAATTATTATCTCGTTCACTTTTTGCTATTGTAAATGGTAGCTTTGCAGTATCAGGGTTAATTTCCCATCTGATAATTTCTAACAGGTTTTTGACTTGGTACTGCAAAGCATCGTTTTCCTTTTCAAGTCTATCAAGCTGACTAAAATTTTTAATTTTCTGCTCCTCCTCTAGTTTTGAATATTTTTGATACCACTTTGAAGCCTCGTCTCTAGCCATTTGTAATTCTTGTTGAAAGTTTTTTATTGTTGATTTTTTCATATAATATTATTTAATTCTAAATGTTCGTAATGTATACCTCGATTAAGTCTCGACAAGACTATATCTTTCTCACTCCTAAACACGTTCTCTGCTTCACTTTCCTCGTATGGTTCTAACTCACTCTTGGGTTCATCTTCATCCCACTCACGTTCTATATCGTTTGACATATTGTTTGTACCGACTGTCTTCTAATTAACCTAGTCAGAAATTTAGAAGACATGCGGTAAACTAGGTTAGTAATTTTTAATACCCGTTCCCGTACCCGTTCCCGTTCCCGTACCAGTTCCCGTTCCCGTCCCCGTACCCGTACCCGTAAGTAGATTGACTTTCGTCTCCAATTAGAATAATTTTGACCATGCTTTTTTGTCACAATCTATTGTTGCAATGATTGTCAACTCATGGAATGAGACATCGTTAACGTTATCTAATTTTGTTGAAGAAGTCGGACCACCTTCTGCAATTTCCCCAAGTCCTTTTGTTGTACCCCATGTTCTAATGTTTTTTGAATTTGTTAATGTACAACGTGAGCCAACTTGACTAAATTTTCCAACAAACACCCAGCCTCTTTGCAAGATTACTATTTTAATATCACTACCGTGATTAAAAGTTTCCTCTTAATTTTACTTATTTTAATAATTTGAGATTCACTGAAAGGGGTGGGGAGATTAACGGATCGATAAGCTCTGACATGTCTCTCTTTGCATTTGCTGCATATTCAGCAATAGCTAGGATACTCTTCAACGTTACACCATACCCACTACCTACCTCCCGAACGTCACATCACCCCTTTTCAATGAACCTCATAAGTAGTCTCACTAACTAGGTAACGTGTAGACGAGTCCTATCGAGAACAAGTATACCGTCCCTAGTCTGTGTCCTACGAAGCTTGTTTGCTCTGTGATCATTATACTATGTACAAACGGCTAGTCAACAGGTGGTGGGGATAAGTGAAAGAGAAGAGGGGATATTCAATCATTAAGGGCTATGTTCTAGGGAGCTGATGTCCTAGATACGATTGAGCCTTACCCCCGCTTCCCTTTCAATTTATTATAAACGAACTTAACTATTCAATTACTACCTCCGCACCATCTTTGAATAATCTATCCCTGTGTATTCCGTATTCAGTATAATCATCTTGTTCAATTGCTTCTGCTTGCTCGTATGCATCTTCAAACGTATCACACTCAAGCCCTTGAGCTTTTGGTAAAATATTAACTTCATCCCAACTCTCGGCATTGACGTTTGAGAAGACTAGGTACTTTCCTTTGTGCTTTTTTATAAGTGTTTGGTTATTGGCTGACATTTTATTTATCTATTATCTTAATAAATATCAAAGCGAATAATCTATCAATTAGTTTTTTTAGCATTTTTAGATTCCAATGATCGTTTATTCATCAGTTGATAATGTTCCCTAGAATAGGGATGTACCTTTCGTGCTTTCTTACCTAGCTTACTCATGTATTTTGATATGTCTTTTTGGTTCATAGTTCTATTGTTAAGTTACTTATTAAACGTCCTCTTGCTTCACTCAAAGACCTCCGCTTTGATCGCTTACTCTCTAGTTGCCAAGTCTCGGGGTCGATTAAGACGAAGCAGCGTGGGTACTTTATAACGATAAATGCTGGACAATTCTTAAAAGCAATTGAATCAAATGGTTTCTGTCCATAACTAGAATCATCTATCTTATATACTAAACCATTGCCTTTTACAGCTAGTAGCGCATCAATTTGATGATCCTTTACTTCTGCAAATGGTATAGAATTGGAACCACGAGAATCTTTGAGTTCGAAAGCACCTGCAAAAAAATCTTTCTTCTTCAAAAAAACATCTTTCATATAATGATTAAATAATGTTTGAAATTTTTGTTCTCGTTTATTCATTGTATTTTTTTCCAACCAAAATTATCTGTTTCTTTATGACACTCCAAGCATAATGTAATCCCATTACTGATCTCAAATCTAAGTTCAGGATATCTACTAAATTCTTTAATATGATGAGCTTGTAAATATCCACCATTTGTATTACATTTTTGACAAGTGTAGTTATCTCTTTCAAAAACTTTAATCCTCCATTGCTTATATTCAGATGAGGATCTGATTTTACAATGTAATGGAGTTACCCCTCCACGCCAGAAAGAACTTTTACTACCAGTAAGAGCTAAAGATATACGTTTCTTTTGTTCCGGAGTTCTCTTTTTCCCTATACATTTTTGGTGAGTAATTTTTAATGCTTCATAATTAATTGGTCTTCGTTTAATTATCTCTGATTGTCTTTTCCTTTGTTCCGGTGTCCAAGGGATTTTATTACGAGCAATAAGGGCATCAATTACTTTCTTTGTTTTTGGAGGTTGATTCAGAGCAATTTTTCTTTTTGTTGCTTCACTGTGTTTTTTCCCTAACCATGAAGGCGGCCTATTGCCAATATCACGCTGAGTTTTGCTCATCTTCTTTTTTGTCTCTATTGAATGGTGACTACCTAAAGGCATTGCCATAATAGAAGTATACATCTTTTGATATCCAAAGTCTAGCATCTTCATTTGAATAATTCAATCTTAAAATCTTCCTTTCTTTTAACTGCATCATACACTCCTTGATCTATCGATTTGCCTTCCGTGAGGAGATAGATGAAGGTTGTTCGCGACGGCTTGTTCATCCGGAGAAAGCGCCCGTTCATTTGCTCCCACGCTGTGTACGAATAACTCATAGAGGCGTATACACACACTGGGAATGACGGAAGCTCAAATCCGATACCGCAGTCTGCTTGGATTAGGACAACAGCTCTAGTATTCTGTTCTGCTCTTTGACAGACAGAATCGCGGTCCTTGACATCGCCCCTAATAATAAGAGGATTATACGTTCGAAGTTCTTTTGCGAGATAGTCAATTTGGGCGTTGTATCTACACACGATAGCGACCTTGGTGTTCTCTTCGCAGATTGCTTTGATCCTTTCAATTTTATCTGTTTCATATGTTTGTGGTTGTCTAAATTCATTACCTATTAAAATTCCATTCTCTATCTCATTTTGCAGAGTATATCTAACAATCGGAAGAGGATCATAATTCTCCTTTATAGCTTTTTCTTGTTCTTTAGTTAGAGCAAAATACTCAGGTTCCAAATGGTTTTGTAGAGGAACGTCAATAACGTCGGTAATATTTACCACACTTGCGAATTTCTTGGTAAGTTCTGCCAGTTTTGCCTCGCATCCCTTTTTCGGTACAGGGACAATTCTGGGACCAAATCGCACCTCATTAAAGAAGGTGTGCTTGAACTTTAGCCAGTCAAACTTAAGACCGCAATAGAAGGCGAGGTTATAAATGTTCCAAGGGCTTGAGGTGTAGACTGTGGCTGATAGGAGTAGGACACGCTGAACTTTGTGAATCTTAATGTAGTCACGCAAGGCCTTGGACATCTGAGACTTGAAATGAGGGGTGAGGAAGCCGTTGTGGACCTCATCTACAATGATCTGACCATAAGCTTCTAGTGATTTATAATCTCTACGAAACTCCTCTTTAGTGAGAATCGTTGTTTGTAGAACATTGCCCCATTTTTTACACTCTCTGTTCCAATTGGCTTTTAGTGCCTTTGGACAGATTATCAAAGTTGAGTCGTCAATCGTTTGTGACCAATTGATTGCGGTACGGGTCTTGCCTGTTCCACACGACCAGACAAGGGCGGACTTGTCGGGGTTTTTTATAAGGAATTCTTTTTGGTGTTTGTATAACATATTCTATATTGCCCTCTAGGCGGACTAGAAGGCAATGAGACTAGATTATTCTTCTAGTGCCTTGTTTGCTTCCTCGACCATAGCATCGAAATCTTCATCTGCTGATGATGTCGACACGTTTGCTTTTTCTAACTTCAATTTCTCCGTTATCGTTTCAACGAGGAACTCTCGTACTTCTCCAAAGTACAGCTTCCACTGATCCTTGGTAAAGTCCTTTACGGTCTTACCTTTCTTTGGCTTTGGTTCAGGATAACCATTGATATTTTTCTCTTCTTTGGCGTCGTAGAAGTAATTCTGAATCTTCTCGTTCTTGCCTGTCTTCGGGTTGTTCTGCCAGATTGTCATACCCCTTCTTTGTTTACCCTTATCATCTGTAAATGCAAATGGGACAATCTTTACTGTCTTCTCAAGATTTATATTGAGAACCTTCTTCATAAAGTCCTCCCCGTAGTTACTTGCTGTGCCTAATGCCAATACGACTGGATCTGTCTTACCATCATCTACGGTCACCAATAATTGGGTGCCATAGTCTCCGTCACGGAATGATAGGTTAGTTATCTTGCCTATAACATTTGTGTAAACGATCTCTGTCTTCTGACCTTCGAGGCCATCAGAAGTCTTGAACTTTCTTATAGTTGCCCCTTCGGTACCCTCTGGAACAGTAATGTGAATCTTGCCGTCTGATAGAACTGATGCGTACGTTTTATTATCTTGTGATTTGTTTAACATAATATTTTTGTTTAACTTCGTAATAATTATCTTCGTAAGTTTATCGACCGCTCACTTATTAAGTGTATATAGTATAAGCTAACGGTTAGTTGAGGTCAAGAGGGTGGTTATCCACATATTTCTGCATTTCTTTGACCGTAGACTTGATCAACAGACCAGTTTGCAGGATATCCCTCATAGTAAATTTGGTCTCAAATGTTATAGGTACCACAGGATCGTCACGAAAGGAGATTGTCTTTATGAAGTCCCCAGTCTCTTCTTTCTTTGTTGGAAGCCAGTGGATCCGGCAAGTAAATTTCTCTGGCGATATCTTTGTGTTGATATAAATGAGCATGAGATAAACTTTGAGTTGCAATGAATCTTTTATGCGTTTATGGTCCCATGCTTTAACGCCAGTTTTGTAGTCCGCTAGAATTTGATTGTCTAAATCAAGGCCGTCAAACTTGCCGATCAAATGTATACCACTAAATAGAGCACGCATTTCTTTCTGCATAAGTGGATAACGTGGAACCTGTGGGAGATAGGTTGGGTCTGTCTCGATGAGTTTGTCTACCTTGGATCCAAACGTAAGTTCCTCCGATGTTTGTCTTTGGTTGAGGATATAGGTATTGTACCACTGCTCTTTGTTATACAAAAAAGAGTTCAGGTTTGAGGGGGAGAGGGGTCGGGTTTTGAAGGTGGGGTCGAAGGTCATTAGAATAATTTATTATTAACAGGAACTTTACCGATATATATATTTTTCCTACGCTGTCTTTCTTTCTCTTGGTTGTTTTTAATAATATCCACAAACAGATGACTATTGCCAGTCTTTTCAAATAGTTCCCAAAAATATTGTTTATTCATTATTTCTTTAAGACTTTTTATTTCTGGGATAAATTCCGTATATTGATAATTGTCTTTTTCTGTTTGTTTGGACTCTAAATATATTACATGTTCAATATCACATCGCCTAAGCCAAACTTTTCTAAATAATATCAAGTCGTTATTCATATTTTGATAGAATTAACCATATCATCTAATTCTCTATCACCATCATTTGCTGATTGTAGTTTCATTCCAATATACTTACGATCACGGCGATGACCTACTCTTATCTGTTTTATATTGTTGGTCTCTCCAGCAAACCTTTTTAGTTCTCGCTCAAAGGTAAAAGATGATGTCGCTTTAATTCCATTCTCTTCACAGAAAAGACGGAAGCCTGTTGCTGGTGCATCCTTACTTCCTAGCTCACCATACAATTCCTTGGCACTCATCTCATCAGTATAGTCAGGAGAAAAATCATATGTCATTTCCATATAAGCATAAACGGGGGAACTTTGTAACAGATTGTCATGCAAATCTTCTTTACTATCATCGTTTATGACAAAGCCATTTTTTATCGTTTTTGCACCTTCTATTGCCCAATTAAGTATACCTGGTCCTTCTTTCTCAAGTAGTACCTGGTCATAGCGATTTATTCTTTCAGATTCTTTGAAGTGGTGATGAAATGGGATAGATATCATGCGGTGTTTCATACCTTGATACTCAATAAAGCGTGGCAGATCATTACAAGCAATAATAAATTTTGCTTTAACAGTGTACAAAAATGCTGGCTTGTATTTTGGATTGATTTCAACTACTCCTTCGGCGGCCATAGCGGTAAGTCTCGAGGATTCGATAAATTTTGATGATATCTCATCGGAAAAATTTATCTGCTTCCCGACAATGGAGGTCATTATTGATGAGTTCTCATTCGCTATTTGATTGAGGGTCAACGTCGATACGTTACCAACTCCAATTAGTCCACATAGGATTTTTGCACAGGTTGATTTACCATTTCTAGCAGTATCACCGTAGAGATAAAATACCTTATGCATTGGATTGCCGTCCATAATACTGTAACCGAACATCTGTTTTATCATCATAGCTGTATCACTATTTTTGACCGATACAGTCTCAATGAATTTATCGAACTCCGGGCACTTTGCGCTAGGATCATATTCGTAAGGGACTTGAACGGTCGAAAAATAATCAGGTGTATGTGGTGACAAATGAAATGTCTCCATATCAAGTAATCCATTTTTTAGGTTCAGGTACCACTTTTTATGCAACAATTCGTCTTCTGAATAATGTCTACCTTTTATTCCAGAGAGTAGGGAGGCAATTCTCGACATCGTATCTTCAACTTTTCTTTTACTTGTCCTATGTTCAAGTAACCCCTCTTTACGCATAAGTTCATCAATATAATTATACATATCTCGCTCATAAAGTAATTTGTATACACCGTTAACATACTCATAGAATTGTGAGCTTTCTCCTCTTGAGAATATGACAAGATTTGGATAACTAGTAATGAATTTATTATCGAGTAGGCTATACTGTTTTTCTTTTTCCTCTCGACCCATCTGAATGGCGCCAATTACAGCGTCATTCTTGAATTTATTTTTTAGATAATCTTCAACGTATGGCGAAGTGACACCCTCAAAGTCTTTTGAAATCTCCAAGATGTCTTCTTTAGTCGCACCCCTTGAAAGATGATACGAAGCGGTTGATGGAAATTTATATTTCGGCTTTAGCTTTTTTTCTGTAGATTGTTTCTTCATAGGAGATTGTTTGCAATTTTATAATTTTCCATAACTAATGCTTTCGCCGTAGCATTAAAGTCACCACCATATTTCAAAGCAGCAAGTAGTGAAAATTTAGTATAACCTTTTTTCTGTTCCAGTTCGGGGAAGAATTTAGTGAACGGAAAAAATAGATCGTAACCTTTCCAATTAGTCGAAGCTGATATGCCTTTATTCTTTCCGGGACGCCTCCAAAACTGTGTTGGCGTAGCTCTACCAACCTTAACCCAACCTAGAGGAATAAGAACCTCTTCCCATGAAGCGAGGGCATTAAATATATCACCAGGACGGCCTTTTTCTGAATGTGGTCTAGGGATATAAGGAGTGAAGTCAGTTGACTCTTTCTCAGGCTCTAGGTCTTCCAAAACCTTTGCAAGTAGATCATCCGGTAGGTGAGTGATCGGCACATCGTTTATAATCGTATATTTACCATTTTCAAATGTTGTTGGTGGACAGAACACAAGAGCACCATTGGATTGAACATCAACAAATTTTAGTATTCCACTTTTAGGTTCTTTTTTATGTTTCGTTGAACTAAGTAATGGATCATATAGAGTATAGAAATGGTAACCTCCGGAAGGCGTGCGAACTTCATAGAGTCCACGATTTTGAAATGGTGTTGGATCACCACCATATTTAGTATCAACATCAAAGACGACTATATTTGAAATCTCTCCACAGACTATTGCATAGTTTTGGACAGGTGAACGTAACCAAGCAGAGATTTCTTTTTCTGTTGGCTTACGAGTTTGAAATGGTTTCCAAACTGTCAATATTTTCTTTTCTCTCGAAGCAGTATTAAAAAAACTGTACCCACTTTCAACGTATCTTTTTATAAAATTTTGCATATGTTTTTAATTGTTACCGTCATAATGACAATATTATATACCTACTTGTACACAATGCAAATGTGTATAACTTATGCTAATATTTAATTAAGCATAATTTTTAATTATGCCGTCAACAGAAATACTCGCTATCTTGGTGTACCAGGTAAGTGGGTATTTTTGTTTTATATGCGGACAGCGACCAGCATGCGGACAGGAAGAAAAATGCTTGCTGTCCGCATTTCTGTCGCTATACAGAGCCATATGACCAGGTGACCATATAATTTTAATCTAAAAAAGTTATGTATATAGTTGAACGTGTAGATATCCATATATACTATGTACGACGTACAGATACAGTATAACTTTGTTGAGCTTTTTTTGCGTTTTTGCTGTCCGCATTTTCGTGGCTCTATTGAGCCATTGACAGCAAATGCGGACAGCAACATGCCGGTCACCGTTGCTGGTCACATATGCCTGTTGTCAAAATATGGCTAACTTTCGTTAAAAGTTATCCACTTTTGTTATTTGACTATCGGTTAGCTATTTGCTAAGCTAGTAAACGAAGCTTACCAATTAACTAAAAAACATGATTCAACTTGTATCAGGCGAGGTGGTCACCAATGAGGAGTACGAGAAAATTAGGGAAGCGATTAAAAATAATAATCCATTCAAAGATGAACAATAAAGAACTAGTGCCATTAAAGAAAAAGATTGAGGTAGTCGCGGATAGGGTATCAAAGTTTGAGATTAAAAGTGCAGATGATCTAAAGGAAGCTGTTGTGGTCTTAAGTGAGATGAATAAGTATGCCGACTCGGTTAAGGAAAAAAAGGAGTTGATTACCAAACCTTTGAATCTAGCGCTTAAGAACGCAAGGGCTATGTTTGCTCCACTTGAGGAGATATATGAAAGTGCTATCTCTATGCTCCGTGGAAAGATGACACATTATCAAACACAACAGGTAGCTATTAAGAAAGCTGAAGAGCAGAAGTTAGCTGATCGTGTTACGAAAGGAACTCTCAAGATGGAAACTGCCATGAAGAAGATGGATGCGATTGCCCCGGTTGAGAAAGAGGTGGCTACGGATAGTGGGCTAGTACAATTCCGTGAGGTTAAAAGATTCGAGGTTGTAGACATTAAGGTTTTACCAATTGAGTATCACATGGCTAATGAGACTATGATCACTAAGGCCATGAAGGAAGGGAAAGAGATTATTGGCGTAAGGTACTATGTTGAACAGGTACCAGTTAACTATAGATAACATGAATAAACAATTTATCGAGGATGCACAAGCGGACTTCTTTATGAAGCGAATGGCTAGACAAGGTATCGTTGCGGGATTGATCGTGACTTTAGTAGTAGTGGTTATTGCTAATCTATAATTATATGACAAAAATTTATTATGGTCGGGATTTAATTGGAAGGTTCAATTGTGATGGACGTAAGTATTCAAAGTTCCAGTTGTTCCTATTCAAGGCTAAACGTCTCTTTAAGACCTCATTAAAGGCCATGGCGGTATTTTGTGCAATAGGTTGGGGATTTGTGGCAGGTGGTCATTATTTTGCAAAGACAGACATTGTACGAGCTGAGGTTATCAAGGAAGTGGGTACCAAGTTTGAGGATATACCCATGCTAGTCAAGATTTGTACCGCAGAATCTGGTGGTAAACAGTTCAAAAAGAATGGTGATGTTGTAAGGGGTGTAGTTAATCCTTCAGATGTAGGGATATGTCAGATCAACGAGTATATCAATAATGATGAGGCTCGAAGACTTGGTTATGATATATTTACAGAAAAGGGTAACAAGGATTATGCTGTGTATCTATTTATGCACAGAGGTACAGAACCGTGGAATAGTAGTAGAAATGTGTGGTGTAAGGGGTGTTCTAAATTACAATAATATGAACACCGTCAAAATAAAGTGGAGTGGTTTATGGGTAATAGCACTGTTCTTGTTTATGATTGTGCTTATGTTGAGCGATATTAGTAGTAAACTAACTTGTAGCTAATATGATAATCAACACAAAGTTTGTTACAATACAGCAGGCAGGCATGGCGTGTTTGAAACGTCAATTGGAAATAGATGAGGCCAACTTGCCGGATTACGAAAGGCCTTTGAAGAAGATTAAAGGGACACATAAGAATTACTTTCAGACACAGGCGGCTAAACACGGATTTGTCATGGCGGTAGTTAGATGTAATTTGCCTTAATTACTATTAGTGATAATATATACATATGAAAGACATATCTATTGTTCAAAAATTGATTACGGTATTCGTTCTATTGGTCATGTTGGTAATTGGATTGACGGTATTGCTTAAGCCAGAACCTGTTAAGTATGGACCATTTTATCCCGATCCAACTCCTACTCCTACTCCAATGTCTGGACCAATGCCTGTTTACCCTAATAGTGGAAAAGAATAGTACAACTAGCCCATTGACTGGGGCTTTTTGTTTGGTATAATATATTTAATGAAAGATATTTATCTAACTCCTGAGGTTAATAACCCTGTTTTAGAAACTCCTGATTCTATAGTCCGTGTCACACCACTCATTCGTGTAAATTACGATAGGGGTATTTTTGCTTATTACGAAGGTGCTGAGTATCCTCAGAAAGGAATGACCCCGGTTGAAGTGATGAGATCGATAAATATCGTAAAGGCGATTGTCTCTGGTGTACTAAGTTTTAGATTTAATCTTTTGAGTTTGTTAATGGCCTTCAATCGAATAGGAAATAAAGCCATTGAACAGTATTTATTGAAAGATGAATACCGAACGGCAGGTACATTGGAATTGTGTAGGATAGTATACGACTTTATTTTTTCATTGACCTCTAATGACACTGTAGCGCTTCATTTTTCAAGAATATTCTCACATTTGATTGAATATGATAATGCTTACAGATTGAGGTTCCTTGATCTAGGGAGTGAAACTACAAAAGAAAAATTGTTAAAGAATCCGAGAAAAGAAATGAAAAGATTGGTTAAGTTATTGACTGAGCGTGAGGTCTTCTTGGGAAAAGATGTGAGTGATAAATTTAATAAGGTTGTATCAATATTGTCTTGGCTATTATTTATTCCTAAATATAGAAAAGCATTTAAGTATGCTATCCATATGGCCGATTGGGAAAAGATGACATTTGATAACACTGACCGATATTGGGCGTGTCTCCGGACTGATTATGATTTCTTTGGATTATCATATGATGAAAGAATGAAGATGATAAAAGATAATGGGTATAGTATCCCTGTTCAAAAAGAAATAAAGATATGAATACTGAAGAGATAAGAAATGAATACACAAAGCGGTATGATAAAGGTTTTCTTAACCATGGTGTTCGTGCATGGTTTTATTTACAGAAAGGTTTGAATTTAATAAATGAGTTCAAGTATTTGGTGGCTGGTATATTGGCTCTTTACTACACTTTGAAATTAGATTCTTTTTGGTTTCTTATTGCTATATTTGCTGTCTCTATCCCTGTGTTGACATTCATAGGTTGGTTCCACACGCATAAGATGTCAAAGGCGATGGAGTGGACGGCTATGGTATTTTCGTCATATTTTGCAAGGTATAATGTGGATTTGAATGAAAAGACTGCGGATCATACTGCAAAGAACACTAAATTGTTGGAGGCCATATTGCAAGAATTACAAAATAAAGGTAAAATATAACTATGAATCCACTTGTTTATAAGATAGTAATGAGTGTCCAGAATTTGAAGACTAAAGATAAAAAGTTTGTCGATATTCTTTCGGTCGATATCCACTATTGGAAAACTTCTGAAGATCGAAAAGCTTTTCAACAGTTTGTTAATGATGATAATGCTAAGGAAGCTAGTGAAAAGATTTCTGTAGTTTCTGGACAAATAGCTTTTGATGCTAATTTAGAGTTCAAAAGACAGGTGAACGCAATTATTGATGAAGCGTTGAGGTTGAAAGAGGGGAAGTAATTGGTTATTTGGTTTTAGTCCAATTTTATGGCAGCATCACCAGAACAAGCAAGAATAAATGGTAGAAAAGGTGGCAGACCAAAAGCTGCTCATACTATTACAGCTGAAGCGGGCAAAGCTTTGCTTATAAAAATGTATCTTGAGAATATCATTCCGATCAATGAGGCATTATTAAAGAAAGCGAGAGAAGGCGATATGCAGGCTATCAAAGAACTACACGATCGTGTTTACAATAAAG